CGAAGCTGTTCGTTAAGGCTTGTAACCATGATTCGTCGCCCATCCAAGAATGATGTAACCAAGGCCAACAACGCCAGCCCAAATTAGACTGAGTAAGGTCTTCTCGATTACTGTTTTGCGAAACTCAATACGCTGAACCTCTGCTTGGATCGCCAGACGAACCCACCGCTGTTCTTCCTCTGATAACCCGGTGTCGGTGCTTCTGATTCGGATGGCGGCGGCTATTTCAGCGGCAAATTCAGCGCGTTCTTCTGGGGTCATGATGTAGGTCAATTGTTGATTTTTATCATTATCACAGATGCTAAAGCATTGCGCAAAAGTATCCGAGTAAACCGCCGGATGTAGTGGCTAAAAAATCAAGTAGTTCAAACTTACCTTTTGCAAGGAGCCAATCCACGATCAGTTCTTTGAGTGCCCCGATAGCGGTGGCGGCCGCCAGCCCCATAACCGGGCCGGACAAGCTGGCCACGATTGCAAAGATAACCACGCCGTAAATAACGTGATTGGCTTTGTCTTGCTGAAGCTGGGGTAGGCGCATTACAAGCCTTGGCCTGGCGTTATGTAAACGGTAGTTGCTGCCGATGCCAAGCCGCTGAAGTAGGTGGTTTGGCTAAAACGCAAGATTTCAACCGCGCCTGGCACCAAGACGATAGCCGCTGATGGCGTGCCGGCTACTGGTGCGACTGCGTTGGCCGTTGCCTCTGCTGCGGTGCCACCAGTGCCCAAGAACACGGTGGTAGTGCCTGCGTTGATAAAGCGGTACTGGCCTGCATTCTGCGGGTCAAACTTGGCGTAGACGGGCGCTTGAATGCCAGCAGGTGCGGATGTGGTAGCTTCCACCACAATTGTCTGGCCAAGTGGGGTAAATGCAATTTGTGAATTGTTGGACATGATTGATTTCCTTAAAAAATTATTTATCTGCCAAAGCAGAAGTAGTTACTTCCCGCAGCAAGACCATTAAAACAGGCCACAGCAAAATAACGTAATTGCGATATGGCATTGGTATGAACGAACCGAGAAAGCCACTGTTGGCTTCTATGGCGGTTAATAGAGCACCGAGTATTGCTACCCAATAGGTCTTGGATTTGAGGCGTTGGAAAATGGCGTTCATGTTGTCATGTAATTAAAAGCTAAGATTCTTGAGGCTGTACCACCAGTTGTTTGCGCTGCAAGAAACCCACCAGATATAGAAAAGGTAATGGATGTAAGAGTTGATGAAACAACGCTTACAACAGTATCTGTCATCATTAAAACGGCAACCCCAGATGTAGTTCTATCCCGAACAAGAACTAGTGCAGAAGCATTTGAAGATGGTGCGGGTACAGGAGTTACCGTTACTGTTCCTGATATTGTGGTTGCAATCTCACCCCTAGCTGAAAATCCCTTATCGCTTACCAAGGGTTCACCAATTGAAGCAATCGACATACCATTGGTGTAAACCCCATCGTTTCCACCAACAACATTTTGATTGACAACTGTAATTTTTGTGCCTACGCTTACGTTATACGAAGCGTCTTGGCAATTATGCTCAAAAATTCGCAAGTCTGAACTGCCCGTGCAATCTACGTTTCCAGCAAGAGTGGATGAGTAGAATCCGCAGTTGTCAAACTCAACTTTTGATAGAGATAATGTAATGTTAAGAGTTACATCAGCGGCAGGTGTAACATTTCCATTATGTTCAAAGTGAATGTTTTGGAATTTTAGGCCACGAATAACATCACTGAAGACTGTGGTGTTAACTACATAAACAGCCCCCTCATCTTGAAATTCAAACACACTAGCTGAAATTAATGCTGTTGATGTGCTTCGAATAAACAAACCGCGTTTATTGGCTTGAGTGTAACAATCGGTTTCAGAATATTGAAATAATCCCGCATTTGCATAATAGCGACTGTAAATAGTTGCTTCACGAAACTGACATCCTTGAATGGCTGCTCCAACAATAGTTTTAGTCGCGCTTGAATGATAGATGTGATATGCGGCACGATGGAAATTACAATTTGAAATTGGGCCAATTGAGGTATCAATGTCTTTAACCTGAATCAATTTTCCAAGAGTACCACTAGCAGTATTGCGTATGGTCAAATTCGATATTGCAAAATTGTTGGCTTCTGTAAAAATATCACCAGAGCCTTGGATAATGGTTGTATTTACACCATAGTTTGGCCCACCACCTCCAGCACCAATTATTCGTAAATCCTCAAGGTTATAGTTTTCAATACGAAAAGTTCCCGGAGGAAAATATACCGTATTGCACACTGCTTTCGCAGCATCAAGTGCGGTGTTGCAAAGCGCCACGCCTGTGGGGTCAGCACCATAGTCCAAGATATTGGCAACAGTGCCATTTATCATAGAAAAACTTGTTTTAGTCAAAGCCATGATTTTCCTTTGGATTAAATGACTGCGGCTGCAAGGCGTTTACGAAGGCTTTGAATCTCGGCCACTAGATTGGCAATGACATCAGCGGAAGATGCTTGCATGGATTGGTACACGGGATTCCCATTTGCATCAACAGCGTCTTTTTCACCGTTTACAGAACTTGGTGACACTTCGGCAAACTCATGCGCAATAAAACCAACACCCTTGGAACCGTCTTGCGCCCATTCCCAAGTCTTGGGTTGCAGAGCGTCAATGAAAGCACCGGAGTTTGTCAGCGCAGCTTGATTGTTTTTTAACCGATAGTCCGATGTGGTGTTGTAAGCCGTCAACAGGTTTGTTGTGGAAATAGTCCCCACAACGGCACCTTTCCTAACAATGTAGGCCATTGTCGAAGAAAAATTGTCTGTTCTTAGGTCAGAAAAAGCAACGGGAACAGAAATCGCCGCGCTATTGGATTCAACTGTTAGCCGTCCAGACCCTGCGCCTGCTCCTGCCGTTGTAGTTCCCACCAGCCAGTTATTACTGTTATCCGCAATTGCCGTAAGGCCGCCATTACTTGATATGCCAACAGCGTTGGCCGAAGGTAGGTAAACGCCGTTGGTGGGAGTAGTTGATCCAGTAGGAACAAAATTTGACGCAGATGTAGAACGCCCCTCAGTCAAATTGGCAACACTGACCTGCTTGGCCACACCGCTTTGAATAATTGGCAGCACCTCGGAGCCTGCAAGCGGTGTCGTTGACGCAGGAAGGGCTGTGATTTGACTGGCATTGATTGAGTTGGTAACTGTCTTTAGCATTTGGGTCTCCTTAAACCAAGAATTCGATCACTGAAGTGACTGGTGGCGCTTCTGAGAATGTGACGTTTCCGCCAGTCACTGTGTAAGTGTTCTGGTTCTGGTACACGCCATTGATGTAAATTGCGAATGGCGTTGATGTCACGGGGAAAATAGTTTGCGTTCCATTGCCCGTTGCATTGGTGGCCACAGAGCCTGAAGCCACGTTCCCATTCAGCGAGGTGTAGACCACGCTTGCCTTGCTGTCCAGTGCCTGAATGCTGTAGTCGCTGCCAACGTAGAAGCGCGAGGGCGTGCCCTGATAGCTTGGATAGCCGTTAAGCGTGCGAATGGGCTGGGCTGCTGGAATGGTGAGGGCTGAATCCCAATAGACTGCGATCTGGTTAACCTGTGGGTTCAGATTGACCGTGCCCACCCAGATATAACCATTCTCCAATGGCAGGCCGTCAGCGCCAGCAAAGGCCGGGTATGGCGGTTGAATCGAGAGTGCGGACATTTAGTGGTTCTCCTGGGTGGATTGTAATTTAAGGCTGTGCGGGTGGCAATGCGTTGAGGGCGTCGTTGATTCGGGCTTTGGTGCGGCCTTCTTTGCGCATCTTGATGATTTGCTTGATGCCTGTAACGATGGGTAGTGGAAGGCCGGTAATCGCACCAGTTGCGCCTGCCTCGGCCATTGCTGCCATAAGTGTGCCTGCGGTGCCTGAGCTATTAACCAACGTGCCTGGTGGAACGGTGGTGACGTATTTGACAACCTCGTTTAGGTCACGCAATAGCTGGGCTTCTTGCTTGCCAAACATGACGTCTAGGCGACCGTTCTTGTCGAGTTGGGAAACGACTTGATTGAGCTTGGCCGGTGACACAAGTGGTCGGCCTGAGCTGTCGGTTCCGACGCCGCTAGTGGCTTGGTCTCTGATGTGCTGCATGGTGGCGGCTTTGAGTTCTTTCCATGCTTGCTGGCCGTCTTTACCGCTGGTAAGTAGCACGCGCTTGAGAAATGTGATTTCCTCGGGCGAGCCACCCATGATGGATTTTTGAAACACTTGGTCGATAGCGACCTGTGGGTCATCCATGCCTTTGCGGTTCTTGATGAGCCGGGCGACGACTGCGCGGTTCTCAAACTTGCGGGCCTGCTCTGTGCGAAGTGCACGGGCCTGCTTGTAGAGGTCACCGCCAAGGCCTTCTGTGTCTGCGTCCAGGAGAGCCTTTAGCTTGCCGCCAAATAGCTGGTTGGTGGGGTCGATGCCGGTGGCGTTGCTGATGCTCCTGCGTAGCAGTTCGCTGTTTTTTAAACTGCCTGGAGCCGCTGAAACTGTACCGTCGCCGTTGTCGATTAGCAGGCCAAGCTGAATGCCTTTGTCCTTCGCCACGCTGAGGATGGGGGCGACGGTGGCCTCTGGGGTGCTGTCGTTGATGAATTGCGCCAGTGGGCTATGGGTGACCGGCACTTCGAGTTCGCCTGCGTTCTCGGCTGCTTTGTAGGCGACGCGTACTTTGTTCTTGGCGGCTGCGTAGCCACTGGTGAGGGCGTTGACCACGGCGCTGCCGGTGGCCGATGGGCCTGCGAATGCTGCCTCTGCGCCGGTAGCGTCAATGGCTGCGTCAAAGTTTTGCAGGATTTGCAGGTTGTTTTCTTCTGCGCGGCTGCGAAGTGGTGCTCCAAACTCGCCTTTCATCTGCTCTTTTTCAAAGGCAAGTTGCTCGGCTTCGCGGGCGGCTGCTCCTTTGGTGAGGGTGACGGGTACGCGCAAGCCTTCTGCGGTTGTGACGCGCTGCAAGGCTTCCGGCGTAGCGGCTGCACCTGCGGCCACACGAGCGCCGACTGTTGTTGGTGTTGGTGCGGACGGAATAGTGGCACCTTGCTTGATTGCCTCTAGGTTAACAACCTTTCCAGAACCTTTTCCAATAGGGACAAGGGCTTGGATGTATTCGTCTTTGTTGAGGACTGCCGCAGCATGGCGGTGATTTCCGTCAATTACTCGCATGTTTTCATCAAGTCGAATAGGTAGCACATCCTCAACACGATCAATGTCTAGAATAGATTTTGAAGTTGCTATTTTCTGCGCCGTGTTCATTGATGACGCATTGAGATAGTCGTCACCAAGCTGAGTTGGGATGGCGTCAGATGTCCTGACCATGCGCAATTCAAAATCAACGTCTGGGGCTGCTTGCGCTCGTTGGCTAATATTGCTAAATACGTCTTTTGTCTGAGGGTTTTGCTCTCTGCTTTTTTGAACCCAATCGTCAAACAGAACGGATGTTTTGCTTTGGACCATTGGAGCAACAGCCGCTGGAGGCACTTGCGCAGGCCTTGGTGCAACTACCGGTGCCTCGATGCCTAAAGTCTCGCGCACGGCGGTTGTGGCGGCTTGTATGGGCCTTGCTATTGCTTGGCCTGCCCTGCCTGCGGCTTGGGTTGCTGCGGCTGCACCACGTTGGCCTGTTGCCTGAATTGCGGGCATGGCTTGGCGTGTAGCTTGGCTAAGTGCGCCGAGGCCTGCGACTTGGGGAATGATTGGGGGCAGGGCTTCACCGAGGAATTTCCCGACGGCCTGAACTTGCTCTTGCCCTGCTTGAGTGCGGGGCTGGTAGGTGAGCGCCTGAGCGCCTTGGGCCGCTGCTTGCTCGACGGCTTTGACGGCCTCGGGGGTGCCGAATTGACCGGAGAGGATTTGCTGGGCTAGACCGCCTAAAGCGCCGCCTACGGTGCCGACTGCGCCGCCGGTTGCGCCAGTTGCCAAGGTCAGTGCGGTTTCGCCTGCGCCAATCAGTTGTTCACCAATGCCGGGTTCTTTTGGTGCCGGGGCTTGTTGCTGTTGAAAGGTGGCGGTAGTTTCTTCGCCTTTGGCAAGCTGGTAGGCCTGGGCCACGGTGTCAAACTGGGGGGTTCCGCGCTTGTCTGAATTTTTAACGATCCAGGCTGCGTATTCGTCAGCGGTTGCCATTATTTGCCTCCACGCAAGATTGCGTCTGCTTGCGATCGAACATTGGCCTGAGCCGCGCCGGGGGTTGGGTTGCGGTCAGTTGGGATTTGCTCTACCAGTGAGCTGGTGCCGCCTGATGCGTATTTCTTGTTGACGTCAACGGCTACGCGCTGAGAGAAGTCGTTGAAGGTCTCGCCGGGTTTGACTGCGTAGTCGCCTGCTGTGAAGGTAGCACCGGCTCGTGTGAGGGTGCCACGGTTCTGAGCAAGCCAGTCGGTTTTTGAATTGCTGACTGCTGATTCGATTTCTTGGAGCTTGGCCATGCCCTTGAGGAATTGCGCAATGCTTTTTGAGTCGGAAGTATCTTTTGGAAAGCCTCTGAGGGCCATCTCAATGTCTTTGTCGGTGGCTGGGCCTGGTGGTAGTGATTTGATGGCCGCTTGATTGCGTAGGCGTGTGTACTCTTGGCGCAATGAAGTTTCGTAGCCTTCAGCGCCGATGGTGGATTTGGCAAACTCGCCAAGGGTTGCGAGCTTTCCGTAACCGCCAAGGCCTTCGATGCGTTTGGCGAGGTCGTTGAACTGATCTGCTGACTGTTTAGCGACGGCTCCGGCCACGGCTGCTTCGTTAATAAGTTTGCGCGTGTCGGTTGGAATGTCGTTGAGGTTCTTCTGAATGCTTGAGAGTTTCTCGGCAACTGTGGCGGCTGTGGTTTGTTGGTCCAGTTTGAGGCGTGAGGAACGATCACCGATTTGGCTCTGCAAGTTTTTGACGTTCCAGTTTTTTTCGGTCAATCCGGCTTGTTGCAGGCGTTCAGCAAACTTTGCTTCTATGGCTGCTTTTTCGGCTTTTGATGCGGCTTCGCTTTTTACTGAAGGTTGAAGTTCCTGCGCTCGACGTTCGCCGCCCAGGGCGATTGCGCTGGTGATGATTTTGTCACCGCCGGGGATTTGCGAGATGGTGAAGCCGAAAAAGTCTTGCGTTGCTTTTGGGTCTTCTTTGGTGACGTTGCGCCATGTTTCTAAAAACTTTGCACCAGTCTCATCCCCGCTATTGCGTTTGGCTTCGATTTGTTGGTCCATCAAGGCAATGGCAATTTCGGGCTTTCCCGCTTGGAGTGCCGAAAAAACGGAGCCGGTTTGACTGAGCGCGGTTTTTTGCTTGTCCGTGTCTAGCATCTCAAAAGACTTCCGCACGGATTCGGCTTGGTCTTTGGGGAGCATCATTGAGAGGTTGGCATAGTCGGCGGCGGTAGCGTTTGGGCCTCTGATTTTCTGAAAATCGGTTTGAATGTTTTTCTTTTGCTCTAGGGCTTGCTGGGCTTCGAGTTGCTTTTGTTGCAATTCTTGGCGTCCCACCTCTGTGGTCATGCCCAACTGGTAGCCCTTAAGGGCCTCTGTGAAGGGCTGGGCGACGTTGATGGAGTAGTCGGGTAGGGTTGCCATGTTAGAAGCTGCCTAATTGTTCGAGTGGTGGGGTCGCAGGCATTGCGGCTTGGCGGCCAAAGTATTGACCGGCAATGTTTCCAAGGCCTGAAATTGTGTTGCCATAGGCTTGAGCCTGACCAAGGCCACCGGCTGCTTGAGCTGCGCCTTGCTGCCCCATGAGGTTAGCCACGTTGACGCCTGTGGCCTGACCTGCTGCGCCTACGCCTGCGGCGGATTGCTGACCGAGTGAGGTGAGGCCACCTAAGCGCCCGTATTGTTGGTCGATTAGGCTGGAAAGTAATGCAGGCCGGAATTGGGCGAGTGCGCCTTGGATGTTGCCACCGCGAAGGCCACCGGTTGCCGATGCGCGTTGAAGCATGGCTTCTTCGCCTTGCTGGGCAAGTGCTTTGTAGGTCTCGCCACCACTGATGCGAGCAATGGCTGCACGTTCTGCCTCTGGGCCTTGCAAGCCAAGAAAGGCTTGTTGCTGCTGAAGTGCTGGCTGTCCTGCGGCTACATAAGGTTGAAGTAGATTTTGAACTGCATCAAATTGGCGACGCTGTTCATCAATTCCAGCTTGAGCGGATGCGCCTTGCGCCTCTGCTGCACTGCCTGCGGCTCTGGAAGCCATGCTTCCGGTAACTAAAGTGGCACCTGCCACTGCGACTAATCCCCATGTCATTTCATCACCTCCTGTTTTTTTGATGCGCCAAGACCGAGTATTTCCGGGTCGATGTGGTCGGCTTCAATAATGGTTAAATCTTGCGAGTCTTCTTTGTTGACGTGAACGGTGACGAATTGAGTGTCTTCTAAGGCAAGGACAATTCTTTTTACGCCAGCGGGGGAGTTTGAAATGTGACCGGCCTCGACTACAACCCGGTCAAATTCGCTAATCACTGCTGCACGCCCACGGAGAACAAGTAAAAAATGCTCGTGTTTGTGAATTTTACCGACCATGAGCATACCTGCGGGCACGGTTAATTCGCGAAGGTACATACCTGGAGCGAAAAAGTGGCGTGGTTCTGGCTGTTCCGATTGCATGTGAAGCATGGCTTCTTGCAAAGACTGGATTTTTTCACGAGTTGGTAGCGCGTCGCTTTGGTCGCTTACCTCGTGAGTATCGGGATTAATCAGCATGAGAAACTCCTATGCAGGGGCTTGCAAGCTGCTGGCGGCTTTGGTAACTCAGCGGCTTGATTGTCCCATATTTCGGCATTTGGTCAATCTTCCATTTCGAAGTCGCGTTCTTCCCATGCTTGGCATGAGCGTAGGTCGTGGCAGATGAAGTCGAATTTGTTGCAGTAGCCACGGAAACCGGCGTCGGTGTCCCATTCGTTGCGGGGGATGCGCTCCATGTTGGCCTGTGTCATGGTGCTGTTGTCGTAATACTCGCAGTTTGAGCAACGACGGCGACGTGATTCTTTCTCGTCAACCTGCATGGCCTTGCCCAAGGAAACCCAATAGACCTTGTTGGCCGTTGGTTCGTTGCTGGGTTTCTCGGGGCCAAGCAACCAGTCGTCTATCACGATCTGGGTGTTCTTCTTGTTCTCTGCTGTGGTGATGAACTCGTCACCCATTGGAAGGCCTGCAAAGCCCTTGGGGATGATTAAAAAATCTTTCATGGGGTGGTGGCTCCTTTATGTGATTTCGCGGCCTGAGGCGCGAATTGTCAGTGATGTGGCTGCGCTGGCAATGGTGCTGATGAAACCGCCGGATTCGAGAGCCTGGCCGACCAACTCTGGGAAGGTGTAGGTCTCATCGGGGGCAATGCTGCGGGTGTCAACGATCAGGTTGGCCGCGCCTGCGCTGCCGCCACTGGTCACCAAGTTGACGCTGATTGTCACGTTGCCTGCGCTGGTGTTGGTGGCGGTGAATTTGTCGATCAGGGCTTTGCAGTTGGTGGCGGTGTACTGCGTGGTCTGGGCGTTCTCGGCTTGCTTGGCCGGGATGAGCACTTTGATTGAGACGGTCATGGGGGTGGTTCCTTATTGTTCGGTTTGGGTGACGGCAAGAATAACAGCGGGGGCGGCTGGGGCGAATGCGGTGGCTGCTACGGTTGAGATGCTGACGTTCGTATTATCGGCGGCGTACATGACCTCGATGAACTCATTGGCAAGCAGGGAGGCGATCACGTTGAGGGTAACGACTAGGTAGCCGTTGTTCAGTGTGATGGAGGCGACGCGGGCTGAGTTTGGCAAGTCGGTGGTTCCGTTTTTACGGAGCCAGACCCAAACGGATTTTTGCGAGCTGTTGCCAGAGGTGATCTGCACGGAGGTGGCGAGGTTGTACAAGCCTGCCTGAGTGACAAAGACCTGAGAGGTGGTAGCGCCCACATAGACGCCATTGGCGATCTGTGTCGTGTTGAAAAGCAGTGGGTAGGCGGTGTTGATGACCGCCGGGTTTTGGCTGTTGGTCTTGGTGAACTCGCCGTAGTAAAGCTGCTGCTGAATGGTGGGTCGAACAAAAATAACTCCTACGGTTGCGCTGACCTTGAGCACGGCGGCAATGGGCACGACGTTGTTGGGGGCGGTGGGCTTGATTTTGGTAAGGCCACCGGCCACGGTTGGGGAAGCGTAAAGAATGTCACCGACTGCATAGGCGCTGGTGTTGAGGTCTCGGACGTAGCCGAAGGTGGTGCAATAGCCGCGCGTGCCTGAGTCTGGAAAGTCGTGGGTCATGACACCCAAGACGTAGAGCGTGGGGGTGGCTCCGTTGGCTAGGTAGGGGGCGACTGCGAGCGTGCTGTCTGGCACGACGCCGGTGAAGCCAACGACTGTGCCATTGGGGATGGTAACGCCGGTGTTGTTTTGCACGCGAGCGTAGGTTTCTAGGCCGATTTGCTGGGTAACTCCGTACCTCATGCCGAGGTCTAGGGTCTCGTCGAAGTCGTTCCATGCCATGCGCCGGACTTTATCGGCGTGGGGGGAGGCTTCGTCAAAGTCGATGTAGTCGGTAACAACCGAGTTATTGTGCTGAATGGCTGGCGTGAGGGCAAGCGCCTCTAGTTCTTTGACCAGTAGGGCGAGCGCGTCCAAGGCTTGCTGCGCTTTGGCATTGACGACGGCGTTGTCCACCGCGGTGTCCTGCGCCAGCACAATGATCTGGGCCAGTGCGTTGTTTGCGTTGGCCGCTGCGCTGTCTGCTTGGTACTCGAAGTCGGTTCCGGTGATGACTTGCAGTTCATCAACAGTGGCAAACAACATCTCGAACTGCCTGATTTGCTGCTGGTCGGTCAGGAACGCCGCGAGTTGGTCGCGGGTCAGGTTGAGTTTGCGGGAGTAGGGTGCGGTTGCCATTAGAACTCCAGCGCCTCGATCTGGGCCTCAAGGCGCATGAAGGATATGTGCGCGTCGCTGTCGCCTTGGAATCGCTGAATGCGCCAGTTGCGCATACTGCCTTGCTGAAACCATGCAAGGCGCTTGTTGGCCCCTGTGGTGCCCACGCTGATGCTGCGGTCTTGGCTCCATGCTTTGCCGTCTACGCTGTAGCTGGTGCTGATCTGTGGGTTTTTGCCCAAGGCCACGCTTCCGGTGAGACTGACCAACTCCAAGCGGTTGAAGATTGCGCCGTTGCTTTCGTTGTAGGCGATGATCGTGCCAAACTCCCAGCGCACTTGCTGGCCCCAGTGGTGGCCGGTGTCTTGCACAAAGTATCCGATGGTGCTGGATTGAGGGTCGCCCACGAGCCACTTGTCGTAGCACCAAACTATATTTCGCGCACGGAATTGAGCGAAGCCTACGACGGAGGTGCTTAGGGTAAACCATACCTGTTCGCCCAAAGCCTCGGATGCGGAGGCGTCATAAACGATGGTGCGGTCTGGCAGGTGAATGTAAAGGTGTTGGTGCGCTTTGTCGTTGCGGGCTTCGAGTTTGACCAGCGCCAGTTGCGCCTCGGTGTAGTTCAGGAGCAGGTTGTCGATCTCTTGCGTGCTGAGTTTCTGGGTCGTAGCGACTGAACCAACGTAGATGCCGGGCGCTTCGTTGCGGCCACTGCCTAAGAAAGCAATGGACTGGATGAATAAGCAGCATCCTTGCGTTCCAATCACGCCCTTTTGAATTTGAGCGCCTTCGATGCGTGCGAATGGGAAAAGGTCGCCGCCCAAGTTGTCGAACACCTCGATGGTGTGACGATTGAGCGCGTAGATTTCGTTGCGCAGTTTGAGCAGTGCAACCACCGGGTCTGGGTCTGCCTCTGAAGCGCCATACTTCAGGGGGTTGACGGCCAAAGGGTTTGACAACTCGGTCACGACTAAAAACTCACCGTCGGTGGTCATAAAGTAGCCATCTACCCAAACAACATCGAGCACAACGCCCAAGTCTGGGTCTGTGTTCTGCGTGAGTGTGGATGCTACTGGATTCCAGTAGTACAGACGGCCACCGGACGCAATGGCCAGAAGGTCAAAGCTGTAGTCCATTGTCACCAGTTCGGTGATTGGGCCGCCGACGTCGCCCAAAGTGGTCACTGTGCCGTTGCTGGCCACGGAGACCAGCTTGGTGCCCATGACACGGTAACAAAGGCCGTCTAACTCAATGCCGCCACGGTCAATGCCTGGGCCGGTTCCGTTGGCCACGAGGCCGTCGCCGGGGCGCAAAAAGCCATTGCTGATGCCGGACTTCTTGGGCACGGGCACCATGTTCACCGGGTAGCTGGTGCGCAGTTCTGGGGTGTTGTCAGCGTAGATGCCGTTGAGGATAGGGATTTGCATGGCTTACCACTTGACCTTGTTTGACCAGTATGCTGCGCTCATTTTGCCCTTGGCAATATTCTCAGCATGACGGGCTTTGAATGATTCGTTTCGTTTACTGCCTTCGGGAGACCCAGAAACACCTTGCTGACCGAAGCGAATGGTCTTCACCTCGTCACCGGCCTTGGCCACGACGACGTGGCTTTTGGTTGGGTGGCTAGGCGTGGCCTTTGGCTTGTTATAGCCTGCCACGCCAGCGCGGGTAAGTCTGGAATCCTTGGTGGCCATGATTAACCGATCCGGTACCAGCTATTTGTGGCTTGGTAGAAGCGCATGGTAAAGAACGCATTGGCGGCCAGTGTGGTGGGGGCACCGAATGCGGATGCTGCACCATTGAGCGCCAGTGTGAAGGCTGTGATGATCTGGGTAGTCGTTACCAGCACCTGAGTGCCGTCTGGCGTGCCAGTGTTCAATGGCAGGGTGATTGTGCCGGTTGCCAGTGTTCCGGCTGGCTGGATGACCATCCACTGCTGCGCGCTGACGGGCGTTGGCACGGTGATGTTAAAGCCGGTGCCGGGCGTGTACAGGTTGGTGGCGACGGTGGGGGAGGCGAAGCTGGTTTGAAAGTAGGCCAAGAGTTGGCTTACTGAAACCTTACGGGCGTCGCCATTGTTGGGAACGTAAATCGGGAGCAGGTCACCGCCGGATAATTGGCTGAGTCCTGCGAGTTGGTTGATGGTGGTCATGGGGTTGTCCTTAGTTAAATTCTAGGGGGCTGTCTTGTCCAGCCAAGAGCGGATCGACGGGGCGACGCAGGAATGGGCTGTCGTAGTCGCGCCAGGCTTTGTTGCCTGCGCCTGCGGGCATGGTGCCGGGCATTTGTTGCTCCATTGGCATGGCGGCGCGGGAAAGCAGCGTGTTATAGGATTCTTTGGCCGTCATTTTGGTGTCGGGCATGACCTGCTTGCCGTAGCTGGGGGCCAGTTTGATCGCCAAGTTGGTGTAGATGGCCTCATTGGAGCTATCGGGCACGGCGGTTTGCTCGTCTAGGTCGCTGTCCTGGGGGCTGGATGGCAGCGGGTAGCCAAGGCGGATGCCGAGGGCGTTCCATGCTGCGATCATGGTGTCCAGGCGCCGGAGTGCTGACTGAAGCTGATCGGGGGTTAAGTCGAAGACGTAGGAGGCAAGGCCAATTTCTTCAAAGGCTTGCGTAACGAATTGGCGCTTGGTCCATCCCATGTCATTCCCCTAGTTTCTTGGTGATTATGTGCGCCAGCTTTTTATCGCTGGTGCGGCCATCGAATTTTAAAGCCAATTGGGTTGCTTTGGCTTCTAGTTCTGCGCGGGTAGGTGGCGCGTCGTCATGGAGTGACTCAGGCGCGGGTTTTGCGGGCGTTTCCTTGGATTTTTCGCGCCAGTCTAGGGGTTTGGCTGGCTTCTTCTTCTTGGTGGCTTTGAGCATCCATTTTGGCTTTGGCTTGCTTGGCGGTGTGGCCTTGTCGCCTGCGGCTGTGATGGCCTCGCCGGAGGAGGCGAACCAGCCTGCGGCTAGTTTCTCGTCAAATTCTTCTTGCGTCTGAATGCCAATGAAGGAGTAAGTTCCACCGCCTGGCTTGGTGTAAATGCCGGGGCTTTTATAAAGCATGGTTGGAAACAATACGCTCATTTTTTGGCCTTCATGGGCTTGGCTGGCGCTTTGCTTGGCTTGCCTGCTTTGACTGCGGCTGTGCGTGCGGTGCTGAGTGCGACGGCTACGGCTTGCTTTTGGGGCATTCCGGATTTGACTTCTTTGGCAATGTTCTTGCCGATGGTTTTGGCTGAGTAGCCTTTTGCGAGTGGCATATGCTGTGCTCCTATGCGGAAAGGGGGGCCAAAGCCCCCCGATCACTGTTTACAGATTAAGTCTGATTGAACAACAAGATGCCGGACATTTCAGGCTGCTTGTTGACCACACCAAACAGTGTGTCCAAGCGGTACTTGATTGTCATGCTGTCGATGTCGTAAAACTTCTGCATGACCAACTCGACGCCTTGGTCGGTGGTGGCGCGCATCACTGCGGTGCCAGCATCGGCGGGGATGGCGTAGCGTCCGGGCAAGATTTCCAGGGAGTCTTTTTGCCAGAACACGTTGATTGCCGATGCAGCAGTGTTGAGCCAGTTGATGGCTGCTGTTGCTGATTCTGTAACCACTTGCACGTTTTTGTACTGCTTTTCAGCATCGGTGGGCGAGCTTGTCGCGCCGATGATTGGAGGGCTGATAACCAAGGTCACGCCGCCAGCGGGGACGCTGATGACACGGAAGGTCTTCAGTTGGCCAGTGGACTGCTTGGTGATGTGGTGCACTGCCTGAATGCCATCGATAGTGAACGCATCGCCAGCAACCACGCCGACCGAGTTTGACACGGTGACGGTTTGGTAGCGGTTGTCAACGTTGATCTGGCCGCCGACGGATGTCGATGTGGCTTGAGGCACGTAGTCAACTTGCGAGCCATCGGTTGCAATGGTAGTTGCACCACCGGCAGCGGCTGCAATACGGTTGGCGTAGTCAAACTTGTAAGTCTCGAAGCCTGCGACCATGCCAACATGGTTGCGCTCGTAGGCTTTGTCTGACTTGGCGTTACCGAATGAACGGCTGGCCTGAGACAAGTTACCGGCCAGACCGTTGTAGTCGCGGCTTGAGAGACCCAAGAAACGATCATAGTCAGGCACGCCCTGCTCATTCATGATGGCGTCGCACAGGGCCACGTCGTCATAGTCACCGGCAGCGGTGGAGACTGGAACAACCAAAGTGCCTTGAGCGGCTGCGGTGTTCATGATCGCCACGTTGATGTCGGATGCTAGCTTTTGCTTGGCTGATTCGCCCAAACGTCCTTCTTGCAAGGCATCACGCAGGTCGAGGGTAGTCATCTGCCAAGGCACAGTTTTGCTGAAGCCGATGGTGGATGGAACCGACAACTGGGTCATGTTCTGGTAAGAGCCGGAGATGCTGTTGCCTGGGGTCGTAGTGATCGACTGAGCGACGTAAGGCATTGGGCGCCAGATGGTGTCGTTAGTGCGAGCCATTTCGGTTTGGTTTGTGTTGTAAACCGAAACGTGACGGGACAGGACCAAGAGGTCTTGGAAGCCTTCGAGGATGTCTTCAAACGCGACGCGTTCTTCTTTTGAAAATGCATTTGCCATGATGTGGCTCCTAAATTAAAAAACTACTTTTAAGCTGCTCGTTTTTGCTGCTTGTACTGAATGACCTTGGTCATGTTGCCAGTACGGGCCGCTTCTTCTCGCAGTCGTTCGAGGGTTGAGTCCACTGCCCCAGAGGATCGGCCGGTTCCGGTGACGATTCTTTCGGGCGGTGGGGCTGCCTTGCGGTTGGTAACTTTCAATTCTTTCTCCAGTTTCGCGACCGCAAAGGCAAACTTTACGGGGTCTTTGATGTCTGCAAGTTCCTTGGCCTTTTTCGGATTCTTGCCAAGGGCGTAAATAACGAGGGCGGGATTGTCTGCGCCTTGGAGCACCACGCCTTGCTGGGTGACGTTGAATAGTTCCTGGGCCACGGCCTCGGCGTCTTCAAAGTCTTTGACCTTCAGTTCAGCTTTCGCTTTACCGTAGCCGTCCAGTTTGGCTTGCCATGCTTTTTGCTGAGTCATAACTTCGGCTTCTTGCTTGGCGTTTGAATCGTCGGCTTGACGTTTACGGTCAAACCAGCTTTCCAGTGCTGCTTCAAACTTGTCAGCGTCGTAGTCGTGTTCTTCTAGGCTGGGCTTCTTTCCGAGCGAGACTGGTTTGTGCTCAGTCTGGGCGCTGGTTTGGAGCTTGCCTTGGAGTTCGCGGTTTTGTCGCTGCAATTCCCTGTTCGTCTTACGCAACTCGCGCACCCATTCGGGAGCGTGAGCTTGTTCTTCGGGAGGCGGCGCTTCCTCACCAATGGAGACGATCACTTCGTTGGCTTCGCCTTCGTCGTCTTGGAGTTCCTCGCTGGGCGTGCCCTGCGCTGATTCCTCGATTTCGGTTGGCTCGTCAATGTCGATCACGTCGTCCGGTTCTGCCATTTCGTTCATTATCTGACCCCATCAAACTCACCCATTAAAACGGCTGGGTGGATACCGTTGCGCACATTATCAATTATTTACATCTGATTGACAAATGGTGGCTTTTGTATTTGCTCGGCTGGAACGAGGTCGGACATCATTTTCATGGCATGGTCTTGAGAATCCATGTCTATGTTGCTGAGGGTTTCGACGGTCTTGGCGCGGCTGAGTTCTGCGTCGGCAATGGTTTTGACTGTGCTGGCACGGGCCTGGGCTGCTTTGGCTGTGGCTTCCTCGGCTGCGGCTTGCAGGTACATTGCGTTCGGGTCTTGCGGCTTGCCTTGCATTTCGGCCATGAGTTCTTCTTGCTCTTTCTCTGTCGGTTTTACGACACCCATGCGGAGTAGTTTCTTGCGGAAGTAGGCGTTAGCGTCGGAAATCCCTTCACCTTCCATATTCATCATGGCCATGCCGCCAAGCACTTGCAGGGTTTCTGGGTCTTGAGTGATTTGCATCATGCCGGTAAGGGCGCGGACGGTGGCGGATTTCTTGCTGCTGCTGCTTGGTCCAACTTCTACGTTGACGTCGAAGGCTGCACTGCTCATGTCGTTGGCGAGGATGATCTCGCCGGTTTCTTGGTTGATGGTGGGTTGCATTAACTCGACCATGCCGACGTCACCGGCTGGGGTGACGGTCTTCATTTTGCGCTTGTCCTCGGTGTAAACGTCTTTGGCCATTGAAAGCCAAATCTCGCCGCATCGTTTCATGCCTTTGGCAAAG